CTTTGGAAATGTGTCGTTTACGGACTACACAATAGATTCCAAGATCATTAAAATGTCCAACGAATTAATGGCAGACAACCGCGTTGGCTTGGTACAGGCTACCCTGGCCGATTTGCTGCCTACTCGTTTAGGCCGTGCTGTCAATTCAGCATTGACCAACGGAACAGGCACAAACCAGCCCTATGGATTGACCACAACCGTAACAAGTGCGGCATTGACCACGGCGGGCGCTACTGCGATCACACAGGCAGAATTGGTGCGCGCTATTCACAGCGTGGATAAAGCATACCGACAAGGGCCAAAGGTGCAATGGATGATGTCGGACACGATCATGGGTTATATTCGTACCCTGGACATTGGCAATACAAACACCGTGCAGATTTTCTACCCTTCATTGGTAGAAGGCGAGCCGGATCGTTTGATGGGTTATCCGATCGTTATCAATAACGATTTGCCAGCAGCAAACGCAACAACTCGCGTACCTGTTACGGCTACCAAGTCCGTGTACTTTGGGGATTTTTCCAAGTACAAAATCAGGCGTATTGGCGGTATTAATTTGTCGCAGAACAATATGCTGTATTGGGCAAGCCGTGAAGTTGGCTTTATGGGCTGGTTGCGTTTGGATGGCAATTTGGTGAACGCAAACGCGATTAAATACATTTTGCAAGCGTAATGGAAGGCGTAGCGGTGCAATTGTTAAAAACCTGTATTGTCGGAGCGCAAGGGGACTGTATTACGGTTCCTGAAAACCTGGCAAAGGGTTTAATATCGGCTGGACTTGCAATAAGGACGGAGGAAAAAACAATTGCACCGCACCAATTTAGGGAAAAGAAAGTCACGTACAACAAAGAAAGCCGTTAACGATGGGTATGTATAAAATAACAGCACAACCACAAAGCGAGCCAATAACATTGGCAGAGGCTAAGGATTGGCTTAAAATACATCCCGACGTGTTGGAAGACGATGATTTGATACGTGGGCTTATCAGCGCGGCGCGCAATTGGGCCGAAAAAGGAACCGGCAGGATATTGATTACTCAAACCGTTGTTGAGGTTTGGGACGAGTGGCAAAGATGCTTTGATCTATCAGTTGGGCCGTTAAATTCAAGTACCGTAACGTTTGAATATCGTAACAGCGCGGGAACGTATGTAACCCTTGCAAGTACAGACTACACGGTGGATGATGTGAGCGAACCAGGGCGCGTTATGCTTAAAAATAACATATCGCTATCTACTTTTGGCGGGATGCTATCTTTTCCAAATATCGTAAAGATCACATACAACGCGGGAAAAGACACGGCTTTGGAAATTGACGCAAATATTAAAACCGCGATGCTTTTGCAAATTGGTTTGATGTATGAAAACCGCGAAGATATGCCGCTTGGTAAAAACGGCAACGCAATGGCGCGTAGTGCATGGGCTTTGTTATCATTGTCACGTTTAAATATGCTGTAATGCCGAATAACTACGCAAATATAGGCGCTAAACTACCGGACATTGCAAGTTTAGATCAACGCATCACTATTCAGACGTTTACAACAAGCAGGACGGCTACCGGATCGGAATTGATAACATGGGTAGATTTGCGTACTGTTTGGGCAAGGGCTAAGCCTTTGTCAAGAAAAGCGGGGGAATCATTCACGGCAGATCAACACATTACAACGGGGCAAATAGAATTTACAGTGAGGTACACTGGGGACGTTACAGAAAAAATGCGCGTTATTTACGATGGTGATACATACGACATACTGGCTATTGACATGGTGGGTAGGCGTAAATTTGAAACATATCTTTGTGAAGTTCGCAAATGATCGCAGATAAATACATATACGCAAAGTTAACGGCAAACGCTGGTGTTTCGGCGCTTATCGCTACGCGGGTATATCCAATCGTTATACCTCAAAATGCGGCTTTTCCGGCTATTGCGTACAGTGCTATTTATACACCTGGCGACCACAATAAAACGCAAGCAGCCACAAAGGATAATTGCGAATTTACGATTAGATCATGGGCGGCTACTTACGACGCGGCTGCGGCGCTGGACAAAGCAGTACGGGCGGCACTGGATTACGTGGACGATGGGGGCGAAGGTGAAACGGCGGGCGGTGTTACGGTCGAAGTGTGTGAATGGTTGAGCAGCAAAGACGGGATGGAGGAAGGGGCAAGCGATGCCAACGGCAGCAATTATTTTTTTAGAGAATCAGCGTATTTTATACGTGAAAGGCTTTAAAAATGGAACAAGAAATACAAAGCACTATCCAGGCATTGCGGATGTTTGGTGATAAATTGGACGCAGACAGAAAGCGCGTTTTTGCGCTGGGAGGAACATACTTTGCAACAAACGCAGAAGCGGCAGCGCCAGTGGGCAAAAAGGTACATAAAAGATACAGCACCGCAAAAGTAAACAGGGCCATACGAGCGCCCAAAGGGATGGGAAATGTAGTTGCAACTTATTACCCTGGCAACCTGGCGCGCTCTATTCGGGTACTGGATTTAAAGCGGGCAAAATACGCCGTCTATGTGGGCGCACGGCTTCAAAAAGGCAGCGCGACGGGGCAGTTTTCAGGGACAAGAGCAGACGGCTATTATATGCACATGGTTGAGCAGGGTACAAAAAACTGGGGCGGAAAACCGTTTTTTTATGCCGCTTGGGATCGCTCAAAAGCGCGGATCGAATCCATAATGATAAATGAATTTTTGCGCACGATTGAAAAATACAAAAAAGAATCAGGATTATGAAAGTACGGTTAAAATCGGATTGGTCAGACTTTGGAATTATTCACAAATGCGGTTCCGTTGTCGATGTGAGCGACGTAGACGGCGCGCGCTTGGTTGAGTTAGGCCACGAAGCAATACATCCTGATACACCGTCACGCATAAACCCTGATTTCTACGATTTAGGCTGCGTTCCTTCGCCTTTTGTTGTCGATGGGCAGGAATTGTACGAGCAAATAGTTTCAAACAAAAAAAATAAATAAGTCATGGCTACAACTGGCGTAGTAAATACCAAACTGTTAAAAATTTACATTGGGTCAACGGCTATTACTTGCCAAACCGATGGATCGTTATCTATTACCAACGACACACGCGACACGACCTGCAAAGATAGCGGGCAATTCAAGGAAATGCTCTACGGTCAAACAGGCTGGGAAATTTCCGGTACGGCTCTTGGATCGTATGATGGTACCATGTCACTAAGCCAACTTGTAACGCTGGCGCTTGCGCAAACCGTTTCTGCGGTGTCGTTCAAAACGGCGGTATCGGGCGACGATATTTTATCGGGCAATGTAATTTGGACAAAAATGGACATCGCAAGCGCCGGAACAAACCAAAATGTGACCATTTCCTATTCAGGTACTGGTACCGGAACGCTTACAAAAACATCTTAATTGATTTATTATGGTTCATTCCATTAGTCTAAACGGACAAGATCACGCGGTTTTGTTTGGTAATTGGGCCTTTAAAAAAATGAAGGATGAAAAGGGGCTAACTCTTGGATCAATTACCGACGCAATGACCGCGAGCGATGTCACAATCCTACCCACCGTGTTATTTTACGCAATTCGGGCGGGGCGGGTTTACAATAAACAAAGCGAAGCCGATTTCACGGAGGATGATGTGGCTTTGTGGATGGATATACAGCGCGGCGTGGCTGAAAAGGTTATGCCGTGGCTACTGGAATCCATCCAGGATATGACAGGCCAAACAATCGAAAGCGAAGAAGCAGACGCAAAAAAAAAGAAATAGACCTGGACTACCCCGCCATGATACGCGGGGCGGGATGTATGGGGTGGGGGGCTGATACTTTTTGGTTTAGCACCCCATCTTTTTTTTACGCTGCGTATTACGGCCACATGGAACAGGAACGCGAACGAGTACACAGTGGTTATGCACAAGCCCGATTGATAGCGTATTATGCCTATGCACCACATTTGGCGCAAGGTAGTCAATTAAAGTTATCGGACATTGTGCGCTTGCCTGGTGATGATGAAAGCGAGGCGGCAAACATACCGGAGGTAACGCAGGAAGAAATAGACAGATTTAACGCGGCGGCGGATCGCGCCTACGCACAAATACACGGCAAAGAATGGCGACAGCAGCCCAAATAAATGTAAGGATTGGCGGGGACATTCGAGAGTTAAACAAGGCTCTTAGGGATGCGGAAAAGTCGTTAAAAACGGCGGGGCAAAGGCTGTCAGACATGAGCCGTGAACTGTCTTTAAAATTGACGCTTCCCATGCTTGCCTTTGGCGCGGCTTCCATCAAAGCGGCGGGCGAAATTGAGGCGCTAAACAAGTCGATGGATGCCACCTTTAAAGGCGCGGGCCGTACTTTGGGTGAAGCGCGGCAAGAGGTGAACGAATTACGCAAAGCGGCAGAAGCACCAGGGCTTGACTTTGAACAGGCCGTAAAAGCATCTTTGAGGCTGCAAGGCGTTGGATTTAGTGCAGAACGAGCGCGGGAAATTATAAAGCAATTTGCGAACGCGGTCGCAACGGCGGGCGGTAATGCAGAAAGCCTAAATAGAGTAACGGTACAACTGGCGCAAATTCAATCTAAAGGCAAGATATTGAATGAGGATTTAATGATCCTAAAAGAAAATATGCCTGGATTGTCGCAGGAAATGGTAAAGGCATTCGGCACCGCCGACGCGGAGGGGCTGCGAAAATTGGGAATTAGTACGGATGAATTTATAAGCAAATTAACAACGCAATTAACCGAACTTCCCCGCGTTGAGGGCGGTATATCAAACGCGATTGTTAATGCTGGCGTAGCAATTAAAACATTTTTAGCGTCGGTTGGCGAATCATTAAACAAAACGTTTAATATTTCGCAAAAATTAGAACAATTCTCCACCTGGTTGGGCGGCTTGGCCGATGGGTTTAGTAAAATGAGCGAAGGGCAACAAAGGGCTATTGCAGGGCTTGGTGTGTTTGCTATTGCTTTAGGGCCGATGATTAAAGTAGGTCAGGGGGCCGTTTTTGTTGTGGCTAAAATGTACGAGGGCTTTTTATTGCTTCAAAAGGCGCTACTTGAATCACTGGCGGGTAAAGCCATACCAAGTGCAATTGCGGCATTTAAGGCGCTTGACACGGCTACAAAAATGACCATCGTAGGCGCTGCAATTGGCGTGGTGCTTGCGCTGGGTGCTGCCTTTTATTCGCTGTCTGAAAGCACGGACGCGGCTACAATGTCTAAAAAACGGCTGGCAGAAATAAACGTCACGGCAGAACAATCCATAGCGCAAGAGCGCGTAAGCAC